CCGATACTTCGAATATTTTCCAGCCCCGGCCTGCGCCTGCGCCTGAGCCTGTTGCCGCGCCTGCGGCGGGGCCTGTTGCCGCGCCTGCGCCCGAGCCTGTGGCTGGGCCTGAGCCTGTGGCTGAGCCTGCGCCCGCGCCTGCCCCCGCTAAGGCGCCCCGCGCTCGGAAGTTGCCGGCCCCTCCTAAGGCCGCAACGACGATGCAGGCGCACATCGCTCAGATCGCGAAGACTTTTAAGAAGGGTCAAGATCGCTACAGCTTTGAGAGCGCGGTTGATGCCGGCGTCGATCCCGATTGGTTGAATAGCCGCGCCGATCTCCGCCGCATGTTCGGCAAGGGGAAGCTGACGCGCGGTCGCGATGGCAAGGTGATTCAGAATCAACGCCAGATCAACGAGAACCTGAAAAGTTTTTCTGACCTAGCGATGGGGTTCCAGCCTAAGGACTGGGGCCTTTATGGCGATTCCCTTGATGAGAACGGCTATGTTCTCCCTGAGGCTCTTGCCAACCTGATCAACAGCGATGCGCCAAGGTACGACCCGACCACAGGTCGTCCTTATGAGCAGGAAGATCAGGAAGACTACGGCCTCGATGAAACGGTTCAGCGCGTATCCAGAGAGGCCAGCGACCTTGGCGTTGATCTGACCGACGCCGACATGCGCGCCATCGCTGAGAAGATTGGCGCTGACGGCGACCCGCTTCAGGGTATCGTTGATTATGTGAACGAGCAGTTTGAAGAAGTCATGGCCGAGGCGCGCGACTACTCGGAATATGATGCTGGACAAGAGGAATTCCCCGATGGCCCTGTCACCAATATCGAAGATAGCACTGCTGAACCGGGCGTCGGTGGACAAGCGGCTGCACCCGGAGACGCAGGCCAAGGCCAAGCGGACCGCGAACAACCTGCGGGCACTGCTCCGGGGACCCAAGAAGGCTCTCTTGGATTAAGCGCCGCTCAGCCTGTCCCGGCAGGGGGTATGACTGAACGCCAGCGCGCCGAAATGCAGGCGCGCTTGCAGCAGTCGCAGATGCGGCGTGGCAGTCAGGAGTCGTTCGATCAGCAGGAAGGCGGCATGTCTGACGCCAGCCGCGATCAAGGAGATATGCTATCCGAGGTGGCGCCCGGGGATTTCGTGGCCGGCGTCCGCATGGACATCGACAAATATCGAGGCGGCACCCTTTCCGATCTGTTGGAAGAGATTTTTGCCAACTTTGACAACAAGTTCAGTCAGTACGACATGTATCTGGCGGGCCGCATCTCGACGGTTCTGAGCGAGGTTGAGCGCGCTGGGTTTAAAGTTAAACTTAATATTGTTCAATATGGAGATACCGCTCCAACGAACGTCGCCTATGGAGTGGCGTATGGTGCGGTTACCACTAACATTGATGACAATACGATTGACGTATTCTTGCGGTCCCCCACAATGGGGGAAAACACAGCTGGCAACACTTCGGAAGTTGTTCTCCACGAAGCGCTGCACGCCATATCTCATGCGCTCACCTTCGCAGACCAAAAAGGGCGCAACCTCACTCCGAAGACAGCAAAGTTTGTCAGCGATCTAAAAGATGTTTATAGCGCTTTCGTTAAGCACTTCAATAAGCGCGTAAAGTCTGGAGCTAAGCTCACCGAGTTCGAGCAGTCGATACGTGAGCGACGTACCAATGCGCTTGTGGACCCTGACGAGTTTCTGACGTGGGGCATGACCAACGCCAATGCGCAGGAGTATCTGCGCGGCATCGAGGTCGGGCCGGGGCAGAATCTGTTTCAGCGGTTTGTCGCCATGTTCAAGAGCATGCTCGGCATCCCTGATGGCGACACGTCTGCGCTTAGCCGCCTTATTGAAATCGTCAACCCGCTGTTTGAGGCCACTGAGGCTGACTACAGGGCGATTATGAAGACGCCTCCTCCCAGCAAACAGGGGCCGGCGCAAGGGACTTTGTTTGCCCGTGGCGCGCAAACGCGTAGAGGTGTCTCTCCCCCGTCTGGCCCACCCCCATCAGGTCCGCAGCCGTCGCTGTTCCCGTCACCACAGCCACCCAGCCTCACGCTTCCAAAAGAAACACGCCTTCAACGCTACTCTCGCAAGCTGGTTGACCGCTTCGAGCGTCTGCGCGTTGTGCAGAGCCTTGGTCAGTTGACCGCTGGCATCGAGGGTTTCTACGAGGCTGCGCGTAAATTCGACAGCCGTGCCGGCGAACTGATGCAGAAGTTCGAGCGGGACTTCGGTAAGAAGATCAAGGAGATCGCCCGCAAGGCCGGCTTCGGGATGAACGACATCGATCTGTATCTCTATTCGAAGGCGGCTCCGGAGATAAATGCCGACTTTGAGATGCGGGAAATCGGTCGTCTCGTCAAAAAGAAGGGCGGCGACCCGGCGCTCATGACCAAGGTCAATGGGACGAATCCAAACTTCGACATGAATCAGCGTGAGCGTGACTGGCATCCACGGCAGCCGCGCTGGTCACACCCGGACCCGGCAATTGATGCGGCCATACTTGCTCAGTACAAAAAGCCCAACACGACCCTGCTATCGGGGTCGGGCATTTCCAACAAGGACGCCTTTGATGAGGTGGATCCGTTGGAGAATGGAGCCAGCGGGCAGGCTTGGAAAGATATCGCTAAGGTTCATCGGGACTCCGTGAAGTGGGCGATGGATAACGACGTTGCTCGTGGCGTGAAGTCGCGCAAGATCGCTGACGAATTGCTCAAGGCAATCCCTCATTATGTTCCGGTGAAGGGCGAGACTAAGCCGGGGCAATTCCTCTCCGACGCCGACTTCGCTCTGATGGACGACAATGGGGATGCTTATGAGCAGATGATGTCGGGAGGTGCTGGCTTCTCCATCACCAAGAACGAGTGGAGTCAGCGTCGCGGTCGTAAGACGTTGCCGTTCTCTCCGTATGGCACGTTCGTGTCTGACGTTGGCGCTCGCATCGTTCGCGGCGAACGCAACCGTGTCGGCCAGAAGATGATGGATTTCTTCATCAAGAATCCGTCCAATGAATGGCGCGTCTTCAGTGACCGCAATCCTCCGCGCGACAGGAACGGAAACCCTCGGCGTCCAGATCCCCGTGATCCGAACTTCACGATCGTGAAGCGTGGCGGTGAGACGTTCTATCTACGCATCAACGATCCCTTGCTCGCGAAAGCTGCAAAGAATTTAAATCCGGTGCAGATGAATGTGCTCCTGCGGCTTTCAGGTAATGTGTTACGCATTCTTTCACGCTCGCTGACGACGGCAAACCCGGACTTCTTTCTGCCTAACGCTTTCCGGGATCTACAGTCCGCGGCGTTGAACCTTGGTGCTGATTCGTCCGGGCTGCTGAAGGCATTTAAGAAAAATGTGAAAGACACGAAAGCGATCCGTAGCGTCGCCGCGTTTGAATATGGCAACAAGGGCGGAGATCCCGCACTGCGCAATCTGTATGAGCAGTTTAAGCTCGACGGCGGATCTGTTTCGTGGGTGGAGCGCGAGACACCTCAAGAGGCCGCCGCTAGGATCCAAAAGGATCTAAAAACGGTCAATGACAGCCTAAAGGATCTGAAGGACGCCCGTAGCGCCAAACAGGCTATCGACGCTGTGTGGACTCCCACCAGCAAGGGCTTCCGCGCAATGGTCGGCGCCCTCGAAAGCACCAACGCCATGTTTGAAAACGGCATTCGCTTTGCCGCTTATCGCGCCGCACTCGACGTCGGCATGACCCGCGATCAGGCGGCCATGATCTCGCGCGAAGCGACCGTAGACTTCAACCGTCGCGGCGAGGCTGGCGCTATGCTGAACGCTCTGTACGCCTTCTTCAATGCCGGCATTCAGGGCAGCGTTCGCACCGCGCGCGCGCTGTCGAACAATCCATTTAAGACTGGTAAGCTGTCTATCACGCAGGCGACGCTGCTCAGTTTGATGACCACCGCTGCCACACTCGCAGCTGCCAACGCGGCCATATCCGACGAGGACGACGACGGCAAGCTACACTGGGATAAGATCCCGGACTATGAAAAACAGCGCAACCTCATCATCATGAACCCTCTCGACGGGAAAACCTATGCCAAGATCCCGATGCCATACGGCTTCGGCTTCTTCCCGTATGCGGCTACCCGGTTGATGGATGCGGCTCGTCTTGGTAATGGCTTTGGCGCTGCCGGTCTCGACATCGTAACCGCCGGGCTTTCGAATTTTTCTCCAATCCAGTTTAGCGCGGGCAGCGTTCAAAGTGCTCTCGCAAAAGGCATTACGCCAACGCTGGGCAGGCCGTTCGTTGAACTCATGCTCAACGAGAACTTCATGGCCAAGCCAATCTATAACGAGCCGCTCAATAAAGGGCAGTCCTACGCCTCCGTCGCTCGGTTCAATACGCCTGAGGGGTATAAGGAACTGTCTCAGCTCCTGAACGACATCAGCGGCGGAGAGGGTAAGGTTAAGGGGGGCCTGAACGTGCCTGCCGAGAGTTTCGAATTTCTCTTAGATTTTGCTCTTGGCGGCGTGGGCAGCATTGCTAAGTCTCTTTATAAGACGGGAGAAGAGAGTAATGTTATGGCCGCCCCTGTGGTCAAGCGCCTTGTCGGCCAGCCGGGCAAGGGAAGGAACGTGGGCGAGTATTACGAACGCGAAGAGAAGGCGCGCTCCGTGAATCAGCAGTTGAAAGATTCAGTCGGGGCGGAGCGGCTGGCGCTGATTAAAAAGTTCCCGGCGGAAACTAACCCCCGGGTTCAGTCCGCTCTAACATCGGCCCGGTCTGCGGTTAAGAAAATAAACGAAGAGCGCAAGCGCATTCAGAATCTGGACATTGATGAGGGCACAAAGGCGGAGCGGCTTGAGGTTCTTCGGGAGCGCATCGACGGGGAGTTCGTGCGCTTCAACCGGGTCTATAATCAGGTAGAAGAGGCGACCCGCTAAGGTCGCCTCTCTCATCCCTCAGAACGGAACTTCGTCGTCCAGCGGGCGCTGCGGTGCTGGCTGCCGCTGAGCGGGTGCTGCTGACCGCTGCTGGGTAGGCTGAGCGCCGTCCTGCTTGGGCTCATACATCGAGACGATGATGCTCTCGCGGCCATCGTTGCCGCCAACACCGGCAGGATTGAACGTGCGGTCGAGCAGGATGTAGGGGCCGTTCTGCCCATCCATCACGACGCCGACATTCTTGAAGCGGCCCTTGGTCTGGCCTTGGCCGTCAGTGTATTCGCCAACCTTGACGACCAGATCGTATTTCTTACCCATTCACTCTCTCCTCAGTTAAACAGTTTGCGCAGCTTCAAGGCGCCGCGCGGTGCCATCAGTTCGGCTTCATCGAGATAGCCGTTGTGCAGTTCCCGCCACTCGCCGCGCTCTTCCGGTGTCAGCTTCGCGACGATGTCGCATGCGGCCTCGCACCATTCATCCCAATCGACCATGTCGCCTTCTTCCTGCGGCTCCAGAATGTCGATGTGGAGTTCCTTCTTCTGGCGCGGCGCTGCCGTTGTCTTGGCGGCCAGCTTCTCTTCAAGGCTCTGCACCTGCACTTCTGCAGCTGGAGTTTCCTCGAAGTCCGTGATGTCGACTTCGCTGCCGGCATACTCGTCAGCTTCGATCACGCCTTCCGCCTGATTGTCCACGGCCACGGCGCGCTGCGCTTCGGTCGAGAGCGGCATATACTTGCTGGCCCGGCGGACCACGGTCTTGCGCCACATCTCGGCTTCGTCCGTCTTCCACGGGCCGACGACGTTGCCGTCCTTGGTCTTGGCCGATGAGCGATCGCGGATGGCAAGGATCTGTTCCTTGCTCATCACCTCGAACTGGGTCTCGCCGTTCTTCAGCTTCCATACGCAGTAGGCACCGACCATCGCGCCGCGATTGGACAGGCCGTGCTTATGGACGATGCTGGAGTCCAGACCTTCTACAACCTCGAACAGATCGTTCTCGTGAACCAGCCGGCTCTCGATCTTCAGCACCTCACCTGACTGCATGGCCAGCTTCATCAGGCCCTTATAGCGGGGCCGGAATTGCGCCACGTTCTTCTTCAGGCGGCCATCCCACACCTTCAGGATGTCTGCCTCACCCATGTTCTTGTTGAGGCTCAGGCCCAGTTCTGCGGCGCTCAGGCACGCCTTCAGCAGCGAGCCACGGTCGCACTCCAGCAGGTCCATGTTGTCCGCCACAGCGGCCACGACGATGCCTTGGAACTTATCAACGGTCATCGACTGCGGTAGCAGGCTGCGCAGGTGGCTCTCGCGCATGGCGAGTTCCTGCTTGAACCGGTCCATCGGTTTGGCCGGGAGGTTACTTGTTTGCATTGGTCAGTTCCTCTTCTAGATCTTCGATCATGAGTTCAATCGCGCGCTCGACAGTGGCGCGCAGGGTGGGTTTGAGCGGGTGGCGCCCAGCCAGCAGGCGTAGCTTGCCTAGCAGTTCGCGGTTTACCCGCATCATCACGTCTTCTTTTCTCACTTTGATACCGTCACTTTCTTGTAGCCAGACCGGGATCCGTAGAACGTGCCGATCATCTGCTCCGTGATCTCGGTGCCGACTGACGCCTTCACGGTGCTGATCGATAGCTTGTGGTCACCGCACTTGACGACGGCCTTGTCCTGCGACGTGTTCATCTTCCCCATCGCCTCAATGCTAAGGGTCAGAAGCTCGGTCTTTGCTGCGTCCTTCTTGGCCTTGGCTTCCTTCTCAATCGCAGCGTTCTCCTGATACGTCTGGAACAGATGAGCATGCTCCGTGGTGAGCGTGACCTCAGACATAGGCACGAAGTCCAGCAGGCGCACGACGGCGTCTCCGTCCTTATTGAAGTCCACCGGTGGTTCTTCGCCAGACCGAACGCTGTCCCAGAACTTCGCGACATGAGATTTAATCTTCGAAATTATTTCCTCGCTGCGAGGAACCTTCATGCGGCGTGGCTCGTTCCGTATCAGCGCGATTAGCCAGCCATACTCAGCGTCAGTGCAGGCCATCTGATGCAGAACCTGCAGGACGTAGTTGTCGGGAGCGCAGGTGATCGTGTCACCTTCGTATTCCCAGCCGTCACCGTGGGCCGACCACTTGATCTCGACGGGGTGGCCACCTTCTGTCTGGAAGTCCAGCGATGCGCCCATCCCGGGGCAGTCATCTGCCGTGAAATAATCGACGACCTTCTCGATCTTCATGTCCCATCGGTGCGCCGCCCAGTTAGCAATGCCGCTTTCGAGGAAGGTACCAGCCTGAATAGACTTGTTGCCAGAGAGATCCTCGGGTGGCAGCTTGCCAGACTTCTCCATCCACACTTGCCAGAGCGTCGTGAACGGGGACATGTCGAAGAGGGCGGCGACCTCGCTGCCTCCAATGTGTTGTGATCGTAAATCGTGCCAATGAATCTGGTCACGCACAGATAATGCTACCATGTATGCCTCCGGTATTGTTGTTGTGGGCTTACACGCATACCGCTGTCTACGGTTTTATGTCAAGCCCCTTGTAAACATCAGCGAGAGAGCGGGCTAAGATATAGATTCCGCCACGTCTTTCCCATGCGACCTGCCACGCAGCTTGAACCTGACGCTGCTTGCCACGCTGTGCTTTCACCTCGATGGCGAACGCGCGACCCGGGGTGATGACACCCAGTAAGTCCGGGGTTCCCTCGGGCGCCGACTGAATCACGCGCTCTCCACCGTCCAGCGGGCGGAACTTCCCGACGTTGATGCGGAACATCATGATGTCCGCGCGGCGCCCTAGAGCGAGGCGTATCTCAGCTTGGAGGATCGCTTCTTTCACTGGATCGTAACCCCTTCGTTATCACTGGTCAGGCATTCCATTGCGGAGTTAACCGCTGCAGCCATCGCCACGAAGCACCTGCTGGCATCCATCTCATCGATGCCGCGCTCTTCCTGCCATTCATCTAGTGCCCGCAGCAGACCAACTGACAGCGCCTGTATCAGCGAGAGCGGTATCAAGACCGCATCGAGCTCTGGCTCGTTCCCATCGTCATCTTCCATATCGCTGTCCTCTCTTCTTCGGTTAGCCCGTTCGTGGTCTGAGCGTTGCGTGCCCCCACCTTCTTCGCAATGCGCGCAGCCTCCTGCCCGCAGATAACATTGAACGCCCAGTGCGTCGGGTTCTTATACCCACGCTTGCGCGCGACGCTGGTCAGCACCTTGAACTTGTTCTGGAGCATGCCCTCTGGGGTCGCGACATTCTCCTCACCCTCGCGGGCCATCATCACCAGATCGCCATCGACGTGCTTCACCATGCGCGGCTTCACGGGATAGACATGGCCACACACCGGGCAGGTCGGGCTCGGCTTGTGCATGGCGAAGCAGGCGGTGCATGTCCGAACCGTCTCGGCCTTGTCGCCTTTGCCACGCTCCTGAACGAATCCGTCGGCCAGCGACCACTCACCATCGTCATCGATGAACCCGTGTCGCGCCGTGTTGCCGGCGTGATCAAGGATGATGG